TTCTAAGACCCTGGTAAATAGCCAGGGTTTTTTTATTTTCCTTCGCGCCCCTTATTTTTTTTCACTCAATCAGACAAAATCCCGTTTAAGGCGATTTTTAGCCCGTTTGCGGAGCTTTCTTTGTCTTAAGGTACTAAAGGCCCAGACTGGGCGCGGGTTCCTTACAGCGCAAATCCCTTTTTTACTTGCAAATTGCAATTAAACCAAAGTTTTGACGTAAATCGGATTTGGCTCGGGTATATATTACCAGTTTAAGAAAATCAACGTAAAACGGATAATGCCCAGGTATATATCTTCAATTCAATAAAATCAACGGAAACTGAAAGCTTTGAGGGAAACTGGGGTCTTGACAAGACAGACCTCACTCGTCATATTACTAAGAACTAAATTTATATTGTAATTGGGTAATTGTTCGTTCAGTCACTCCAATTACTGTATAGTAATATAACTAATTTTAAAATTAACTGTTGTATTTTCGTTGTACGTTACAGTTAGCCAATAATTTAGTTATATTAATATGAAAGTAAATATATCCTTACCCGCAACATTAAAAGACATTCCCTTACGAGACTATCAGAAGTTTCTTAAGATAGCAGACGAGAATAAAGAGGCTGAAGATCCTGAGTTTTTAAATATGAAAATGCTAGAGATATTTTGTGGTTTATCTCTAAAAGATTTGTATAAAATGAAGATTACGGATTTTTCGTTTGCAATAAACCACATAAACGAATTATTTAAAGAAAAACCTCCTTTGACAAAGAGATTTTCTCTCTCTGACATAAATGGCGATATTGTTGAGTTTGGTTTTATACCAAAATTAGACGATATGTCAGTAGGAGAGTTTGTTGACTTAGATAACTACATAAATGACTGGCAAAATATGCATAAGGCATTAGCTGTTATGTATAGACCTATAATCTTTGATAAAAAAGGTAAATACCTTATACAAGATTATGATGCTAGTGAAAAATATCAAGAAGGAATGAAATCCTTGTCTGCCGATATTGCAATAGGAGCTGTAGTTTTTTTTTATCGTTTAGGGAACGAACTGTCAAGTTATTTAATGGATTATTTTCTGGCTCAAGTCAAGACTCAGGACAAATCGCTTCTGAAAGATTTGCAGAAAAGTGGGGTTGGTATCAATCAATTTATGCACTTAGTCAAGGAGACATCCTTAAATTTGAGGAAGCTGAAAGACTTCCGTTATACAAGGCATTAATGTGGCTAGAATTCGAATCTGAAAAAACAACATTAGAAGCTAATGCTTTAAAAAGAATCACAAAATGAAAGACTTTTATCATATACTAGATAAACTTAAGGGAAGAGCAAGAAGTAATAATATTACCAATACCGTAACTTTTGGTGATTTAGCTGAGGTGGACTTAAATAAGACATCTATATTTCCAATTGTACATATAAGCCTTGGGCCGTTTATATTTCAAGAGCAATTTATAGAGGCAGAAATAGAAGTTATGGCTTTAGATATAGTAGATGAAAATAATAATCAAAACAGTTTTGATTCTTTCTATAGGAACAATAATTTACAGGACGTTTATAATACTCAACTTGCCGTAGTCAACGATATGCAAAGTCATTTAAGAAGAGGTGATTTATATGAATCAGACAACTTAAATTTAATTGGCGGTTCTACAGCTGAACCTTTTCAAGATTTGTACGAAAATAAACTAGCAGGTTGGAAAGTTACACTCCCAATACAATTCCCAAATAACGATTTTAGCATTTGTGACTAAAGATAATTTAAATAACGCTATAACTAGAATTAAGGGATATTTGAAAAACCAAATCGTCTCTTATATGAAGCAGGCTAATATTACTGTTACTGGATCAACAGCAAATAGTGTAAAGGTTTTACTAATAAAAAGGCGAAATGTTTCTGGATTGGAAGTAACTGGTAATATGGCTTTTATAACGAGATCAAAAGGAAGAAGGCCTAATAAACGTAGGCCCCCTAGTGATGCAATAAAAGGATGGATAAGAAACAAACCTTTGTCTGTTGCTGGTGTTAACAGAGCCTCTTATGCAATTGCTAAAAGTATTGGCGAAAAGGGATATCAAGGGGCCAATATTACAGAAAATGCTATTGTTCCTATTCTTCCAAGGATATTGAATGACATAAGAAAGGGCTATAAAAAAGACTTAGAGTTACACATAAAAAAAGGCTTAAAGAATGTCAACTAAAATAAACGTACGCAGTCCTTTTTATAAAAAGTATAGTGCAAGTGGGCTTACTGCTGTAGAGCTTGAGATCTTTATATACTCTGGTACAAAAACAACAGACAAGGGAACCAGTAAATACAAACTAAAAAAATATGCCTTAGACGGAAACGATCACATAATTGTTGAATTTAGTGATTTGATAAGATCTTATATTGAACCTACCTCAGCAACACCTCTTAATAGTAACAAGGATTATATAAAGTGGGTACAGATAGAGGAAACACTATTTAAAAACTTTGATCCGACTTTAGGTGGATTCACTGGATTTGCAGTAGCTCAAGATGGAACCATAACTAATCCTAGCAACCCAGATGCTCGTAAAGTAAGAGCTTTTCAACACGTCACTAGCGCAACAGACGAAAGTGTTCCTTCTGATTTAATAGCTGGAACAGAGACTACTCCTCCAGCTTACCCTGCCAACACAAGTGGTTCTCCAATAACAAGAACCTTATTTGTTTTGTATAATATTCCTGCTGGGTTTAACAACTCAGGCTCGCCTGTAAAACAAGTATTAACCGCATCTCAACCTTCATCATAATGGCAACAAAAGTTAATGTAAGAAGTCCGTTTTTTGTAAAGTTTAGCCAATCTAATATGGTGCAGGTGGTCGTTGATATTTATGTTTATTCTGGTACACAAAATACTGATAAAGGAACTAAAATACTACGAATTACTCAGAAGCCTTTGCCAGGGGATGAATTTGTAATACTAGAGCTGTCAGAAATTATTAGACCTCATTTAAATGTAGAAAACGGAACATATCAAGAATTTTTAGATCAACCATTAAACAACAACAGAACCTATTTTAAGTGGGTTCAATTAGAATCAGAAATAACTTAATTATGTCAACAACCACATCATATTATTTAGCATTTGACGGATATGGATATCACAGCGAAGGAGCATCACCTGAGCTGAGTAGGCACGCACTTATATCATCAGATTATGTATACGTGCCAGAAAGCACTGCAATAGAAATACCTTTCTTTACGGAAGATGATATTGAGATTGTTTATGTAAAAGATGGATCAACAGTTACAGTAGATACTGCATCTGATTTTGATAACACTTCAGCAAATGCGGTAAATTATGTTTCCTTTACCCCAAACGCAAACCACACTCCATATATTATAAACGTCTTTAATAACGGACAAACTACAAAACATAAATCTATAAACTTAATACCTGTTTGTGAGCCAAAGTTCACTCCTGTCAAATGTCAGTTTATAAATAAGTTTGGTGTAATACAGTGTATGTACTTTTTCCTACGTCAGACTGAAAGTATGAACGTAGAAGACAGTTTGTATATGAGAAATACTATAGATACAAATGCTACATATAATATAAACGAGGGTCAGTTTAGAAGACACGGTGTAAAGGCACAAAATTCTATTAGATTAAGCACAGGATACGTGAATGAGAACTTTAATCAAACAATAGAAGAGCTTCTACTTACAGAAAACTGCTGGATTACCTTTGAGAGTGTAGTCACTGCCGCTATGCCCGTTACAAAAACTATGCAACATAAAACAAGCTTGAACGACAAGCTAATAGATTACCAAATACAATTTGACTTTGCTTCACATAAAATAAATACTGTTAGATAATGAACTACGTACAGCTGTATGTTATTGAAGGCAATACCCATTCTCAAGTTGAGCTATTTGATTTTGAGGGGATAGAGCTTGTACAACAAATCCAAGACGTAAAAAACTTATCAACGGTATTTTCTGACTTTACGAAAAGCTTTCTTGTTCCTGCTTCCAATCAAAACAATATTATATTCAAACACTTCTATAATACAAATGTAGGAAGACAAACAAGATCAGAAGACAATCTTTATTACGATATAAATAAAAGAAAAGATGCCCAACTGCATCTTAATCATATATTCTTTAGAGAGGGGAGACTTGAGCTGGAAAGTTGTGAAATGAGAAACGGAGAGCCGTTTGCATATAGCATTACCTTCTACGGGAAAGTAACTAAATTCGAAGAAGTATTTAAAGATAAAACCCTTGCAGATATTCCAGCCCTGCAAGATGTAGATATTACATTTAACGAAACGCAAGTTGTTTCTTTAATACAGAATGCAGCGGACATTACTGTTGATGGTACAACAATAGATAAAGGAATTGTAGTCCCAATAATAACCTCAAATGGTATCGCTAAATATAATAGTTCTAATACCACCCTTGCAGAAAACTTATTTCCGCACGGTGATGTTACTGTAGATGGAGTAACTACACAATTTGGCTTAGATGTTTTAGATTTAAAGCCAGCAATAAAAGTAAAAGCCATAATCAAGGGTATTGAAAGTATGTTACCTGGACTTAGCTTCCAAACAGCCTCAACAACTTTAGATAAAAATCATATACCAAAAGACTTTTTTCAGTTTGACGCAAGCTCTGCTTCCAATCCTATATTCGAAGAATTATATCTTTGGATGAATCAAGACAAAGAAAAGATACTAGAAAGAGAAGATATTACAATCCCTTCTAGAATGATCCAACAATCAGAGTTTAGTGATTATAGAGGAGGCTCTGATTCTCAGAGTGAGTGTGGATTGAAGGAGCTTTATATGCCAAGCGAAGAGGGCCTTATTGATAGGAATAGTAATATTTGTGAGCGTAATTTCGAGGTAATAAACAAGCCTGGTGGATTTTTATATGTTCCGCCCTACAGCCAATTTAAAATTGGTTTGGAAGTAACTCCAACAAATAATACAGTATATAATGTAGTTGTAAAAAAGGATGGAAATGAATTCTATAGGTTTGATAATATTGTAGGCTTTCAGGACGACAGGTTTTTTAATATATTCAGAAAAACGGTTCCTTCTGGACTGTATTCTTTTCATATTGAAACATTTAGTGCAAATAATTTTAGCATTAAGCTTACTGTAAAAAAAGTATTTCACGCTGATCTAAGCGTTGGCTTAAACATTCTTACCAACAGAAAAGTTTCTCTTACAGCAAGTGTTAACATAAGCACAGACTTACAAGTCCCTTTAACCAAACTACTGCCTTCTTCTGTAAGCATAATGGAGTTTTTAGGTGGATTGTTTAAAATGTTTAATCTCACAACCTTTGTTGACCCAGATGATTCTACAAAAATTTGTGTTAGAACCTTAGATCACTTTTATGAGGATGGAACTGCTGTAAATATAACAAGATTTGTAGATCGAACAGAGCATTTAGTAGAAACCATAAACCCAATAAAGACCGTTCTGTTTCAGTACCAAGGAAGAGATACAATTTTAGCCCAGCAACACGAAAGGCAAATAGACCCAAAAGGATGGGGAGGAGATAGGCATCCAGATGACGACACCCCATTTAACCCAAGAAAAGGGGAAGATTTTAAAGTAGAGCTTCCGTTTGAGCATATGAAATTCGAAAGACTTTTTAATGCTGACAACAAAGAATTTGTAGATAGTAACGCAGATAATATAAATGACAGCGTAACCACAATACAAACAGGATTGTCTCAGAATGAAGATTTGAATCCTGTCTCTGGAAAACCATTACTATTGTATTGTATTAGGCAAGCTATTTCTGATGGTCTTACTCCAGCTCAGTCCATTACTCAAATAGAAGTAAAGAAAACAGGTAGTTCACAAAATATTACTACATATCATATTCCCTCTAACAGTAGAACACTATCCGATATAGACAGTTCATCAAGTCCAGCTTTAGCATTACACTTTAAGCCAGAGATAAATGAATATACAGGGGTGGCATTTAACAACACCTTGTTTTCTAAGTTTTATAAAAAATACATTCAACAGTCTTTTGATCCTCACACAAGGATATTTAAAATAAAGTCACGGCTTCCTTTAGATGTTCTTATTAAGTTAAGATTGAACGACATAATTGAAATCTTTGATGAAAGGTATCTGATAAACAGAATGTCTACTAATTTTATGACAGGCATTACTGAATTCGAGCTGGTCAATATCGTGCCAGAAACTATTAAAGTAGATACCGTAAGGGAATTTGAAGATGTTACAACAACAAACAAAAATGAAGTAATAGAATTTGATGATAATATAGATTTAGCCTTAAAGGTTTCTTCTACACAAGTTCGAGTTGATATGACAATAGTTACAGTAGATAAAGAGACACTTAGGGTATGATAAAGCAAATATTAGTTGGACTTAAAATGTTTGAATATTATGATGCAAATGAGATTATTAGGTTTGCAAAAGGATCAGACAAGGCTCCAGTAAATTTTAAAGAGATGAAGCAAAGTATAAAATTAAATAGAAATGGCAAATAGAATTGAATATACTTTGCTAGTAAATGATGCTGGCAAGGTAAAGGTTGAGGGAATCACAAAATCTTTTGTAAGGTTAGACACGGCTATCAATAAAGTAAACGCTGATTTAAAAACACAAGCAGCAAATTTTCAGGGTACTAGCAAAAACGCTGATGAAATGCGAGACAAAACTGGTCTGGCAGGTGCAGCTCTTGTTGAACTCAGTAGAACTATATCTGACTCCAACTACGGATTCAGAGCTATGGCAAACAACATAAGCCAATTATCAACCTTAATGATTACACTTTTTGCCACTTCTGGCGGAGTAATCAAAGGTTTTGGTGAGCTTAAAAAAGCCTTTTTAGGCCCGCTAGGACTTATTGTGTTATTTAACGTCTTTATTGCTAGAATTGAAAAGCTTGAGTTACAAGGCAAGAAGTTATTTGGAGGAAGCAAAGGTACTTTACCTCTGCTGGGCAAAGCTTTTGGTGACGTGGGGGCTGACTTAGAAGTTTTTATAGATTTATTAGACAGAGGAAATCTTAGTACAGAAGAACAAGGTAGACTTGTGTTTGCTGTAAGTAAAAGGTATAAGGATTTAAATCTTCAGTTAGATGAAAATGGTAGATTAACTAACGAGTCAAGATTACAGGTTGAGGAGAAAATTAAAACATTAAGAAAGCTAGCAAAAGCCCAAGCTATAAGAACCGAACTTGAAAAAATTTATGGCGAGAGATTACAATTTGAAATTGACACAGATAAAAAAATAAACGAAATAAGAGAGGAGTCTGCTAGTAATCTATTGACAGGAGCCACACTAGCAAGCTCTGCTATTAGAGATATTGATGAAGAGGAGCAGAAAGGAAGAGAAGCTAGAATACTTGGACTTCAAAAAGAAAGAGAAGAGCAATTAAAGGGATTTGATGAAAGAGAAAACGCTCTTTTGCGGGTTCTAGAAAACGAAGAGGCTGCTAATGAGGCTTTTGGTATGGCGGACAGAAAAAGACAACAAACCGCAAATGAGATTGAGGCTCAAGGCGTTTTGGATCTCAGCAACCTTAAACTGCAAACAAACGAAGAGATTAGATTGTCTGATAACAAAGTAACCGAAAACAAAAAAAGGAATCTCTTAGAAGAGCTAGCTGCTGTGGCTGAATTTACTAACAGTATGGCCAACTTTTTAGGGGAACAAAGTGCAGCGGGTAAAGCTTTTGCAGTTGCTACAGCAACAATTGATGCTTATGTAGCAGCAAACTTAGCCCTTACTGATGAAGAACTGCCAACGGTAGCTAGATTTGCCTTGGCAGCAGCAGCCGTTGTTCAAGGTTTGGCAAATGTTAAAAAAATATTATCTGTAAAGGTTCCTGGCTCAAGAGGGGCCGCCACGTTAGCTGGGGCAGCGGCTTCTACCGCTGATCAGGGAGGCCCGCCAACGTTTAATGTTGTTGGAGCTTCAGATATTAGTCAGTTAGGAAGGACAATAGCCACTCAAAGAAATGAGCCCGTGCAAGCTGTAGTTATGGAATCTCAGGTAACTAACGCACAACAGGTGGCAGCAAGAAAAGCTAAAAACACAAGCGTGTTTAGTTAAAACAATAAATAAATATAGTAGTTATATTATTATGGAAAGAGTAGTTGAACTTGTAATAGACGAGGAAAATGAATTTAGCGGGATAGATGCAATATCTTTAGTAGAGAATCCTGCTATAGAAGAAGAATTTGTAGCCCTGAAGAAAGTCCCTCTGCTTTTAAAAGAGATTGATCCAGAGAAAAGAATTCTTATGGGTGCAGCTTTGGTTCCCGACAAAAAGATATTGCGTAAGGACAAAGACGGAAAGTATTTCATATACTTCTCAAAAGATACAGTAAGAAAAGCTTCTGAGCTGTTTCTAGAAAGAGGTCATCAATCAAAAGCAACCTTAGAACACCAAGAAAAATTATCTGGTGTGACTGTTGTTGAAAGTTGGCTAGTAGAAGATAAACAAAAAGATAAATCTTACAAGTATGGTTTTGATGTTCCTGTTGGGACTTGGATGGTCTCTATGAAAATCCACAACGACGAAGTTTGGGAAAAAGCTAAATCTGGTGAACTTAATGGATTTTCAATAGAAGGATTCTTTGCAGACAACGCAACTAGCAAGCCTTTAGCTGATCTGCCACTTTCTGTATGTGACGAATGCTTAGAAGAACTAAATGCAGAATTTGAATTATTAGAAATTCTTTCTAAATTAGACGAGAAAGTAGAACTTGAGTCTTATGGTGGATATCCTAAATCGGCAGTTAATAATGCTAAAAGAGGTATAGAACTAAATGAAAAGATTGGAAATCGTTGTGCTACCCAGGTTGGAAAAGTTAGAGCCAGGCAAATTGCAAAAGGTTCTACTAAGTTTACAGTATCTACTCTCAAGAGAATCTACAGTTATCTCACTAGATCAGCAGTACATTACGACCCTTCGAACACAGAAGCCTGTGGAACCATTTCTTATTTACTTTGGGGAGGTAAATCTATGCTGAATTGGACAACGTCCAAGCTAAAGGGGTTGAACGAAATAGAGGCTGCTTCTGTTATTATAGACGGAAGAGCTGCTTACTCTACTATAGAGGAGGCAGAAAAAGCCGCAAAAGATATTGGGTGTGAGGGGTATCACACTCACGAATACGAAGGCGATACTTGGTATATGCCTTGCGAAGAACATAATTTAAAAAAGCATTATAAATGTCCTCCTGGATTTAGAAAAGATTATAAAAAGCACAAGTGTGTAAGGATGACTGAAGAGGAACTTGCTGAGGTTGGCCCAAGAGGCGGAATCAGAAAAAGTCCCAAAGCACCTAAATCTGGCACACCTAATCCTAATCCTAAAGGCAAGGGAACCGCAAAAGGTACAGCCAAGGGAAAAAGAGGAGCAAAAGTTTCTGCTAAAGACAGAGCTACATTACAAAAGAAAGCTGATGATTTTAACAAAAGGTATAAAGAGAAAATTGGTTATGGTGTCACTGTTGGTATGCTTGCCTCTGTTTTTCAACGTGGTCTTGGAGCTTTTAATACGTCTCGCAGTCCAAGGGTTAGCAGTCCGTCTCAGTGGGCTTTTGCAAGGGTTAATGCCTTCTTGTATTTAGTCAGAAACAAAAGACCTCAGAATGCCAAGTATGTTACAGATAATGACTTACTTCCTAGCAAACACCCTAAAGCAACCTAATGCCCCACAAAAGAAGAGACTATAGCGGTAGGACTTCATCCCCTCAAGATTCTAGAAGAGCTTGTCTTTGTGCGGATGAAGAAACTTATTCTATAGAATGCTGTGAGGGTGAGTTGATTAATCAAGGTATAGGTTCTTTGACAGGACAAGGTTCTAGCTTAGTTCTTTCTCCAGAGGTTGAAGAAGCTATTCCACCACCACCTCCAGTTATTGCAGATTACAATAAATACAGAATTTCTGCTTGTGTCGGAGGGGCTCGTTATAGTGTTTTTACTTCAGAAACATTTATAAGTAATGCTATTTATAATTTAACCTTATCTAATGGAGATTCTGGGTGTTTCACAGTTGGGGCCGCTGCAACCACAGCAGATGTTTTAGTTACTGCTGTAAATTCTGTAGCTTTTGATGGTTGTTCAGATTGTGCTGTTATATTAGACCCTCAAGGAAGTCCTGCACCTACTTGTACGGATAAGGTTTTGGTTATTCAAATATGTAATGAAAACGCAGTTACTGATGATAACTTTGATGTGCTTTTAAATAATACTAAGATTGGAGAGGTTGATCTTAATCAAAATGCTAGAATAGGTTCTTTCTTTATTGGGTCTACAAATACCGATATTAGTATAACTGGACTTGAAGACGGATTTCTTTGTTCTATAAGTGATATGGTTGTTTATAGGTTTGATCCTTCATTATTATACGAGGGAACCAATACTATATTTATGAAAAATACGCAATTGAATAATAGCGGGAACGCTGGGTCAATCGGCATAAGAAATTATACGTTAACTGGAAACAATTTAAGTGATCCGTGTGACATACAAGACTTGACTTTCGCTGGGCCAAACGGCGTTAATTTTGTAAAAGAATTTACATTTAATACTTGTTGTGCTAATTTAGATTGTTCTCAAATTACTTTTAGTGGGTTCTCTGTATCTCAAAGCGGAACTGTTACACAAGGAAGTGCAGATATAGGAACTATAATATCTACAACACCTTCTTCAGTGTCTGCCAACACAAACACCAGCTCTACTCCTATATCCCTTACTGTTAGGGTAGAGGCTCCTTCACCATATGTAAACCAGGGGACTCAATTTGATTGCACTGTTAATGTTAATCAACCAGGACTTACCCTAACTAGATATTCAGCATCTTGGGTCGGAACAAAAAATATAACTATTCAAACGCATCATAATGGTGCTACACAAAGCTATAGTAATATAAAAGGAGGTGCGGTTGTATTTAGTTACGCTGAACCTACTGGAGATACAGCAAGTTGGACTGCTGGAGCAACAGACATAACTTTGGCTGGATTTGACACAGCTACTTATTTTGAAGGAGATCCAGATGTTGGAATGGATGCAGGTATATTTACTTTTACACATTATTCAGCATCAGCATTTACTACAGTTCAAAGTGGAACTGGAACTGGCAACGTTGAAATATGTACACTAAGTCTTCAAAATATATCGGGAAGTAATGTACCTATAGCTCCGCACAATGATGCAGCTAATGGACTAAAAGCTTATGCTAGTCCTTACGCTTCTAATGCTCCAGTAAGCTCTGGACTTGGAACACTTGTTAGTGACGGGTTTTATACTAAAGCTGGGAGAGGCACTCAAGTCAGAGTTTCTGGTGGACTAATAACAGTACAAACTATTCCTTAGAAAATACAACAGATATTATAGCTTTAAGTAATATTAATATAGATATTAATATTTTTTGTATATGAAAGCAACTGAAATTGTAGAAAAACTCAAAGACGTTCTTTTGGGCAGTCAAGATACTGAAGATAAAGTAGAAGAGACTGAAGAGGCTCCTGTAGCCGAAACTCAAGAGGAGGTAGTTGAAGCACCCGAAGATGATGTAAAAGAAATTGTATTATCTGAGGAAGAAGAACTAGCTTATGAACCCGACAAAAAAGGGATGATGGAGGAAACTCCTGGAAAAGGGCCAGAGTCTAAATTTGTTACCAAAGAAGAGTTTTCTGAACTCAAAGCTATGGTAGAAAAAATGATGACCGATATGGGTGCCCAGAAAGATAAAATGAATGAAGAAGTACCAAAAGAGGAGCTTGCTGCCGTAGAAGAGGAAGTAGCACCAATTGTACATTCTCCAGAATCAAAATTAGAAAAGAAACTAAATCTGTATAGTCAGAATAGAAGTATGACAACTGAAGATAGAGTTTTAGCGAAAATTGCAAAAATTAATAATAATCAATAAAAATGGCAACAACTATTTCAAACGACGTAACGCGCATATTTTCTAAATATGAGGCTATTTCCGTGGGAGGCACTTTGACAGCGGCCGACAGTGGAAAAGTATTTAAAGTGTCAGGGACAGGTGGAACTGTAACGTTACCAGAGCCTTTTGCTGGACTACAGCTTAAGTTCGTAACTACAGGAGACTTATCTTCTGCGAACACTGTTATCGCTGCTCCTACAGCTGGCGCAGATAAAATCGAAGGCAGCTTAATTGTAGCTGGATCAGTAGTAGACGTAGACGCAGCAGATCAAATCAATTTTGTTCACGGTAGTGACAATCTTGGAGACTTTGTAGAAATCACTTCTGATGGAACAAACTACTTTGCTTTTGGAAACGCACTTAATTCTGGTGGATTAACAGCAACTGGTTAATTTTTAAATAATATAATAAAATGGCAACAACTAATTCTTTAACTACTACTTACGCTGGTGAGTTTGCTGGTGAATATATTTCAGCTGCACTATTAAGTGCTAACACACTAGACAACGGTGGTATAACAATCAAGCCTAATGTAAAATACAAAGAGGTCTTGAAAAAAGTAGCTACTGATGATATCGTAAAAGACGCTACTTGCGATTTTGACGCATCATCTACTTTAACACTAACAGAGAGAATTCTTCAACCAGAAGAATTTCAAGTAAATCTACAATTGTGTAAAAAAGATTTCAACACAGACTGGGAAGCAATTTCTCAAGGATTTTCTGCTCACGATCAGCTACCTCCTAAGTTTTCTGACTTTTTAATAGGTCACGTTGCTGCAAAGGTGGCTCAAAGAATGGAAAATAATATTTGGTCTGGGACTAACGCAACAGCAGGACAATTTGATGGATTCTTCACTACTTTAAGTGCAGACTCTGACGTAAATGATATTACAGGTATTACTGTTAATTCAGGTAACGTTATTGAACAAATGGGTAGAGTTGTAGATGCAATACCTTCTGCATTATATCTTAACGAAGATCTTTATCTTTATGTTTCTCAAAATATTGCACGTGCATACGTGAGGGCTCTAGGAGGATTTTCGAGCATAGGTGCTGCTGGTACAGATGCAAAAGGTACTCAGTGGTATGCTGGTGGCGATCTAACTTTTGACGGAGTTAAAATATTTGTCGCTAATGGCCTTGGTAATGACACTATGGTTGCTGCTGAGAAGTCAAACCTATTCTTTGGAACTGGATTGCTCTCTGACCACAACGAGGTCAAAGTAATTGATATGGCGGATATTGACGGAAGTCAAAACGTACGAGTAGTAATGAGATTTACTGCTGGTATTCAACACGCTATCGGTTCTGATATCGTATTATACCACTCAACTGTATAATATAGGGTAATTGTTTAACATAAGGGTAGGTGAGCCTTGAGCCTGCCTACCCTTTTTTAATATTTCAAATATGGCTTGTAATTTAACAGGAGGTCGAAAGAAACCGTGTAAAGATGCGGTTGGTGGTATTAAGAAAGTATACTTCGTAGATTTCGGAGGATTTGGTACAATCACAACTACAAATGACGAAATCACAGATATGGATGGTACTTTTAACTTCCACCAATATGACGTCAAAGGCAATTCGTCTCTGGAAACAACTATAAACAGTTCTCTAGAAAATGGTACTACATTTTTTGAGCAAGTGCTAAATATAACTCTGCATAAGCTTACAAAAGAAGATAACAAAGAACTTAAGCTTTTATCTTTCGGTAGACCACACGTAATGGTTCAAACTTATGACGATAAATTTATGGTTGTAGGTTTAGTTAACGGAGCAGAGGTTACTGGCGGCACTATGGTCACTGGAACCGCTCTTGGCGATATGCAAGGGTATACCCTTACGCTCACTGCCCAGGAAACTACTCCACCAAACTTCATTAATGGAGCAACGCTATCCAATCCTTTTGCGGGTATGGGATCAGCTACTGCTTTAGGATCTACTCAAAGGACACCATAATTCTAGATATAAGTGTTCAAAGGGGCTTTATAGGCCCCTTTTTTTTTGTGCGAATTTACTGTTCGCATAAGCGAAGTAGTTTTGAATATTATTAACCTTTAAATATTTTTATTATGACTGCTTCAGCAAAAACACTCAAAAAAGTATCAAAATTGTTTCGTCAATTAGGACAAGTATCTGAATCGACACAACTGAATAAATTTCAGAAGCATATTGCTCGAGAGTTAATTTGGGATAAGATAGGGGAACACCTGGACGAGCATAAAGATACTGTTTAGAAGAGAGGGGCCAAGAGGCCCCTTTTTTTTGAAACAATATCAAGGCAAATAAGTTATATTAGTATGATAAGACTTTTGCCAAATACTAGCGCACAAGAACTTAAGATTCTTCCAAGGACAACAGATAACGAAACTGGTGTTTCTTTAAAGATTACTGAAGATGGTACTAATAAGTCACAGACACTTACAGGTCTATCTTTTTCTAGGTCTGGTAATTTTACAAACGTAAATTGCACCTTTAGTATTTTAGCTGACAACTCAATATACAATCTTGAGTTTTTTAAGGGAACTACTTTACTGTACAGAGATAAAGCTTATTGTACAGATTCTTATGTTTCTACGTCAGATTATACAATTAACGATAGTCAATATCAAGAAAGTGATGCTGGAGACAGCAACCAACAATATGTAATGGTATGAAAAACTTTAAAGTATTCCATTTATCGGGTTATGAAGTCCCAAAGATTGTGGAGAATAGACGCAATAACTGGATAGAATACGGTACAGATAATAACTATTTTGGTCAGCTAATCAAGAGATATTTAGGAAGTCCAACCAATAGTCGCTGTGTAAATGGAATATCTGATATGATTTATGGTAGAGGAATAAATGCATTAGACTCTGACGATAAACCAGGTATGTTTGCTGAGATGAAATCTATATTAAATCCAAAAGATGTTCATAAAATAGTAAATGACCTAAAAATGTTGGGCCAAGCAGCTGTTCAAGTTGTTTATAGGAACAGAAAAAGGCAAATTAGTGGTCTTTTTCACTTCCCTATGGAAACTTTAAGAGCAGAAAAGGCTCAAGATGGTAAAATACAAGCTTATTATTACCATAATGACTGGAAAAACATAAAACCAAGCGATAAACCACGTAAAATACCAACTTTTGGCAACGGAACAAGGGCACAACGTATAGAATTGTATATAATTAAGCCTTATAAGCCAGGATTTTACTATTATTCGCCTGTTGACTATCAAGGATGCCTACAATATGCCTCTTTAGAGGAAGAAGTAAGCAATTATCACCTCTCAAACATTCAAAATGGTATGCAACCTAGTATGCTTATCAATTTTAACAACGGAATACCTAATGAGGAGTCCCAAGAGATGCTTGAACGTAAAATATATGATAAATTTAGTGGTTCTAGCAACGCAGGACGTTTTATACTTGCTTTTAATGACGGATCAGAGAATCAGAGTGATATACAGCCAATAAACATACCAGATGCTCACGCTCAATATGAATTTCTAGCAAAAGAGGCTAGAGAAAAGATTATGATTGGCCACGGTGTAGTTTCACCAATTCTTTTGGGTATAAAAGACAATACTGGTTTTGGTAATAATGCCGAAGAGCTAAGAACAGCATCTATACTTATGGATAATATGGTTATACGTCCATTCCAGCAATTACTTATTGATAGCTTCAAAGAATTATTAAAATATAACAATATTGATCTTGATTTATATTTTGTAACACTTCAGCCAATAGAATTTACTGAGCTTGATAATATAGCAACTAAGATTAAAAGAGAAGAAGAAACTGGCGAGAAGCTGTCAGAGGTAGAAGAGGATGCTGATGAGAAATTGTCAGAATTAGAAGAAGAAATGTATACAGACTTATGAAAGCGTTATTTATAACTATGACGGAACTTAAGAGAAAGTCTATAATTGATGGGCAATTCGACACAGACAAGCTTATTCAATTTGTAGAGGTTGCTCAAGACGTTCATATACAAAACTTTCTAGGGACTAAATTGTATGAAAAAATACAAACATTAATAACAGCATCAACCTTAGATGATTCTGCAAATGCAGACTATAAAACTTTGCTTAATACATACATTAAGCCTATGCTTATATGGTACAGTCAATATACTTTTATACCTTTTGCCTCCTTCCAAATAGGTAACGGTGGTATATTTAAACACAGTAGTGAATCTGCGGAGATTGTAACTAAAGAAGAAATGGATAGTTTAGCAAATCAAGCAAAAGATTATGCTGATTTCTATACTAATAGATTTATAGATTTTATGGTTGAGAACTCATCTAAATATCCTGAGTATACACAAGACCAAGATGAAGGTATGTATCCAGACAAGGATCCATTATATGGCGGTTGGGTAGTATGAAAAAAGAATATAAACCAAAAAAGGAAAATATAATTAAATTAAGTAGATATCTTAAAAAGAAAATAAATGGCAAATTCAATAGGCTGGGGAAAGATATATTGTAGTACAGAATTCGGTGAAGAAGATTTTACTATAGCTGAATCTATACCACACTTTTCTTCACCAGATTGTTTTTTGTCTAGCTTAGTAAGTGGTCAAACAGAAACGCTTGCGCTCACTGTTGACGACACTAGGCTTTATAAAGCAAGTTCAACAAAATTAAAAGTAAGTCAAACATTAGTAACATTATTCGAATAATATGGCAACAAGTACAATTACAGAACCAACTGCGGCAGGACAAACTGCTAGCATCCCCTTTGTTGGTGCAGACCCAGGTGATAAGGGTGATGGGGATACTCTAAGAGAAGCTATCACCAGAATTAACAACAGAATAAAAGAAATATATGGCGCACAGAATTCTGGAGGTGTCGTACAAACCCCTTTTATTGATGGAGATAATATTAAAGACAACCTTATTTCTGGTCAAGCTCAGATGACTGGTGATGTTGAGGATGGTGATGAAATTATGGTTTCTGATGCTGGAGTTTTAAAAAAAGCAGGTTTTTCTGTGGTAAGAGATGCTGTCTTTAATGACATTTCTGGCGATGCTTCAATAGCTGCTGGTGGAGCTTTAACTATTGGAAATGATGCAGTAGACCACGACGAGCTAGCTAACAGGTATACAGCGATAAATGCAATAGGCTCAACTAGCGGATCTTTTAATATTGATTTTAGTGCAGGTGCTGTACACACCTTATCTTTAGGCGGTAATTGCACAGGCACTTTTACTAACTTTAAGGTGGGCCAAGTAATTGATATTATTTTAAGTGGTAATTATACTTTAACTTTTTCGGCTACTGCCTCTGGGACTCCTTCAATAAACAAAGTCGGGTCTACAGATTATGACGGCAGTTCAAGCTTCCAAGTTATACAAGTAGTTTGTACAAGCGCAGATTCCACAACACCACAATTTTTATATTCAGTAGCAACATACGCAGACGCCACAACTCCATAATTATGAAAGCACAAGTTACCAATACAGGAATTTATCCATATAAAATATTACCAGGCACTTGGAATGGAAAGTCAGGACATATCGTAAATTTTAGAAATGCATCTAAAGAAGTGTTAGAAGCAGAAGGGTTTTATGATATTGTAAGACCATCCTTTAATCCACTAACCCAAACCAAAGGAGGTTTATACTTTAATAAAAAGAAAAAGATAGTAACTTATGATGTTACTGATATTGACTTTAATCAAGAGGTAGATGTTATTGGAGAAGATGGTAAGCCAACAGGCAAAAAAGAAAAGAGATATAAGTTAGCTGACATTAAGGCAAGTAAGTTAGCAGAAATAAAAGCTAAGGCAGGTAAGTTATTAGAGCCTACAGATTGGCAAGTTATAAGAAAATCAGAGAGAGATATTGCTATTAGTTCAGATGTCGCAACAGAGAGGGCAAGTATTTTAACAGAAGCCGATAGATTAGAAGCAGAAGTAAATGCCAAGAAGTCTTACAAAACTGCATTACTTTATAGCGTACAATTTTTCCCTCCCTCTAAAGAAGAAGAATAAAAAATGAGTTTAGGCAAAAGATTAATTAGTACAGGTGCAGGTGATGCAGTTTGTAATACTGAATCAGTACAACCTTTTGGTGCTGACAGCACATATAGTAGTAATATTGCTTTATATCAGTTTGAAGATAACGCAAACGATACTACAGGCAACTATAATGGCACAGCATCCAACGTAACCTACGCTTCAGGATACATAAATAATGCAGCAGTATTTAATGGGAGTAGTAGTGTATTTGATACAAATTTATCTGTGCCTACAAATTGGACTGTTTCTTTGTGGTTAAAAAGAACACCAAATGGATATTTTGGCGGTACGACTAATTCAAGCGTTAGGTCGGGGGTATATTTTTATGCTAATTCTAATGGTAAAATACAAGTTAATAATAGGAATAGTAGTGGAGGTAATATAGACTCTTTATCTACATCAACGGGATTAGTTACAGAAGGAAATTGGCATCATATTGCTATAACTTTTGATTCTACTTCGGGAACAGGGCTAACAACTGTTTATATTGATGGCGTAAATGAGGGAACACTTGATGGAACACCAACACATTCAACAGATTTTAAATTTGGCAGAAGTGGAGATTATGCAGTAGAATATTTTAATGGTTCTATTGACCAAATAAGAATATTCAACAAATCCTTGAGTGCGGATGATGTAGCAACGCTTTACGCTGAAACTTCATCAACCGCATCTAATACAAATCCATTAAGCGAAGGTGCAGGAAAACTTTTATATACTTTTGATTATGATGCAAGTGATGCAGGTGGTTATTATGATGGCACACCTACGGATGTTGAGTTCGGTACTTCGGGAAAAATTAACACAGGCGTAAGGTTTCCTCAAACAACAACACAAAGAATACAATTTACTAATCCAATTAGTAATGCTTCAAACACCGATTTTAATGTTTCGTTTTTTGCAAGTTTTAGAAGCAAAACAGGTGGTTCTGCTGGAAGTTTTGCTTACGCTATTATAAATAATCCTGTCAATCAATATGGTGCATTTCAAATATATACTTATTATCACGCAAGTGGTTTGGTATTTATGCTTCAAAGGGTAGTTGGCTCAACTATTTATTATAGTTCAGGTTACAATACTGATATTCCTGTAAGCATTACATTAAATACATTTAATCATTATTCTATTAATTATACTGCATCAAGTTATCAAATTGAAGTATTTAAAGATGGTGTTTCACAAGGAAATTCTACTTTAAATACTGCTGCAAGTGTTACTCCAATATCAACTTCAAGTCTTGGATATAGTCCATCAAGTTCAGCAAACGCTTTCCCAGGCAGTTTAGATCAGTTTAGGATATTTAGCAAAACACTCACAGATAGCGAAATATCTACTTTAGCACAAGACGAAACTGCTTGTGTACATACATCTACAACTGATAACAATGATTTCCCTGTTACAAATACTGCTTATTACAAATTAGATAATTCAGCAGAGGATAGTAAAGGAACAAATGATGGAACGGAAACAGATATTGAATATCGTTTTGGTCGCTATGGTCAAGCTGCGGTATTTAATGGAAGTAGTAGTAGAATTAACACAGGCTATCAGATACCAAGTGGGTTAACAGGTTTTTCTGTATCAGTTTGGGTAAAAGCTGCATCAGTCAAAACACAATTTATTGTAGGGGATTTAGGAGATGGCGGTGCTGCGGCAGATGGTATGTTTCAAATAAATATAAGCAGTTCAAATAAATTACGAGCAGCAGTTGGGGGGACAGTAAGTCAAGATATTGCAACTTTAAGCAGTTATATTGACACTTGGACACATATTGTTGTTACTACTGATTCTTCAGGTAATATAATTGGATATGTAAACGGAAATCAAGTAGGAACCGCAAGTGGTAATTCTTTAGCTGCAAATACAGAGGATTTTATGATAGGAATGTTTGGTGATATAACTCATTCATCAACGTTTAATGGCTTAATAGACCAAGTAAGAATATTTCAATCTGAATTAAGTGCTGCAAATGTTACAAAACTTTACAACGAAAAACCTGAAACAGATACATCTGACTTTAAGACTGTATTGTATAAGGGAACAGGTTCAACACAATACATTTCTAATGTAGGGTTTGATTTAAATGTTGATAATGGTGGAGATGGCGGTTTAGTTTGGATTAAAAACAGAGATGATCTTTATAGTCATCAATTATACGACACTGTAAGAGGCGCAACAAAGAAGTTATTGTCAGATAATCCTATAGCTGAAGACACTGACAATACTGCTTTAAGTTCTTTTGATAAAAATGGTTTTTTTGTTGGCTCTAATGTAGGTGTGAATGATAATAATGATAAACACGTAGCTTGGGTATGGAAAGGCGGAGGAGAGGCGGTTACTTTAACAAACACAGGAAATATTAATTCAGATGTAAGTGTAAATAATGAGACAGGATTTAGTATAGTAAAAGCAACATACGGAAGTTCATCACAGGAATTTCAAAAAACAGTAAAACACGGACTTACTACAACACCTCAAATCATTATATCAAAATCTATAAATGCAAGTCAAGATTGGATTGTTTGGGCACCTACATTAATAGGGGCAAGTAAAAACTTACGTTTAAATGATAGTGATTCAATTAATGATAATGCTGATGACCCAAATTTTACTATTAATTCAGATGGTACTTTTAACACAGGATTTTCTTCAAATAATTTTTCAATTATTGCATACTGTTGGCACTCTGTTGCAGGATATAGCAAGATAGGTACATATGAGGGTAATGGTACTACTGCAACTACTACAATAAATACAGGATTTGAGCCAAGTTGGGTAATGATAAAAAGAACAGATTCCGCTAATTTTTGGGTAATATTTGACAATAAAAGAGATACTACAAGTCCATTATCTAAAATACTTTATGCAAACACTAATGATGATGACCAAGAAGGCGGAACAACAACATCAATAACTATATCTTCTACAGGGTTTAGTATGAGTACATCACAGTTTGGTGGTTCTATTAATACAGATGGTGGTCAATACTTATATATGGCATTTAAATAAAATGGAAGATTTGAAGATATTCGGACTATACGCAGCAAACCTATTTGCTTTAGCATTTAGTGTAAGTGAGATTAATGCATACTTGCAAATGCTTGTAATGGGTGCAACCTTGACATTTACAATTATACAAATATATAAAGCGTTTAAGAAATGAAAATGCCTAGCAACGGAGTGGCCAAAGATATCAGACATTATGTTGGAAGTTTAATTGTTTTCTTCCTTGTAATAATTATATTATACTATCTTACTAAATATACTATACCTGAACAGAATAGTCAAATAGTAAATACCTTAATTGGTATGATAGCCGCTTCAATCGCTATGGTAATAGCTTCCATAACAGGCCGTAATCCTGACGATTTAGAAGCTGCTAAGAAAAAAATTAGTAACTTAGAGATGAAGATTGAAATGCTTGTAAGTGCTAAGGATATGCTTGAGAATATGCTTATTAAGTTACAAGATGACACTATAGATAGATTACTACTAAATAAAACACTACAATATGATGACTGCAGAAGCGGGAAGTGTAAGTGTAAAAACAAATGTAGTAATGAATCTTAAGCATTTTACATATGAAGAATTTGATAGCCCAGATTTGCCTGGTAGCGGGTTTGCTAATATGGACAGGAGCTTCCTTGAGATGCTCGACTACGCACGTCAAATTGCAAGGGTGCCCTTTAAAATCAATTCAGGGTACAGGACAAAAGAGCACAATCAAAAGGTTGGAGGAAAACCGAAATCGAGTCATCTTATTGGAAAAGCAGCGGATATCGCAATTAGCAACTCTCAAGAAAGATGGTCTGTCCTTACGGCCCTACAAGATGCTGGATTTTCCCGTCTTGGTGTCGCTAAAACCTTCATACACGTTGACTCAGATGAAGCTAAATCTAGCAACGTTATCTGGACATATTAAGACTGATACAGTAGGGAAGACTTTATTTTTTAGTTATGAGTAAAAAAAAATTTAAGGATACTGGTGTAGGCAAGTTTTTATTACAGAAGATTCCTAATATAGTTGGTAAGATAGCGGAAGATACTCCAGTTGGAAGTGTAATAGAGGCTATTATTGGCGGTAGTGAACTTAGTGAAGCCGATAAAGAAATAGCCTTAGAAAAACTTAGAATAGAAAGGGCAGAAATCGACGGAACCACAAGAAGATGGGTGGCTGATGCTAGATCTTCAAGTTGGTTGGCCGCTAATGTGCGGCCACTTACTCTTGTATTTTTAACAGTTAGTTATGTCTTAGGCTGGTACTTAGGATACTCCTTAGACTCAATCACAGGCTTATTGAGTATCGTTATCGGAGGTTACTTCGGAAGTAGAGGCGTAGAGAAAATAATGGGTGATAAGATGCATAAGTAGAATAAAGAAAGAAAAAGAAAAGAGTAAAAGAAAAAGAAAGAAAAGTCCCCCTAAGAAAAGAAATTTCTAATTATCTGTTCCAACAATATCTCTATTGAAGTTTAGTAGTTTTTAAGGTAGATCTACAGCTACCGATTGCAAATATATATTTTTTTTATATTTGACAGTGCAATATAAACATTTTTTGTTAAGTGAGTTTGACAGCCCTGACCTTCCTGGTTCAGGAGCTAAGTATATGAATCGTGACTTTTTAAATATGTTAGATTTAGCTGCTGACATATGTAAATTACAATTTATTATAGTCGAAGGGTATCGAACTAAAAAGCAGAATTACAGGTTAAGTGGTGCATCTAATAACAGTCATCTAGTAGGCAGGGCTGTTGTTATAGAGTGTAAAAACGCTAACAAAAGGTATAAAATGATTGCTGCTTTGCTTGAGAGTGGGTTTACTCGTATTGGTATAGGTAGAGATCAAAAAACAATTTATTGTGACAACGATAACCTAAAACCAGATATGATTTGGTTATATTAATATTTTTTGTATATTAGTCATACTAAAAGTTTTTTCATTTTGATTTTTTGTTTTATCGTCTTTAGCTTTTAGTTTGTAATAAATTTTTTAGTTAATAGTTTGGTTAGCCCTCCTGTATAAAATCGGGAGGGTTTTTTAATAATTGGTTTTTTATTAAAAATATCATATCTTGCAATCAACTAAAATTTATATTTATGAATATCGTACAAAAATTATTATCTATCCAAACAGAGTTAAAAGCTCCAAAAAACCAAAGGAATAAATTTGGTAACTACAACTACAGATCGGCAGAAGACATTTTAGAATCTATTAAGCCACTTGCTAAAAAGTATGACGTGGCATTTAAGATTACTGATAAAATTTGTTCTGTTGGTGATTATCACTACGTCGAATCTACTGCAAAAATTATAGACGTAGAAGACAGTACTCAGCAAATAGAATCTGCTGCGCAAGCGATTATTGATTTTGATGCAAAAGGTATGCAACATCCCCAAAGAACTGGTGCTGCATCCAGTTATGCAAAAAAGTATGCATTAGGTAATCTTCTTCTTATTGACGATACTAAAGATCCAGATGCAACAAATGATCACGGAAAAAAAAACGATAAATCTTTGATAAAACCTGGAACTGAAACCTGGGACAAAGTAGTTAACTATCTAGAAAACGGTGGTAGTCTAGTTGAAGTTATGAAGAAATACAAACTATCACCAGATCAACTTAATAAATTAAATTCTGTAAAATGAGCGCACTATTACAATTAGTACTAAAAACTGGTAAAGGTGAGTATAAACCTATTACCATCTCTATTAATGACGAAACTAACGAGTACGGGCAAAACGTTTCTGCTTGGAAAGAACAAACTAAAGAAGAGCGTGCTTCTAAAAAAAAGAAGGAGTATGTCGGCAACGGAAGAGTTTTTTGGACTGACGGTTCCATAAAGCTAGCAGCCCCCAAAGAAGACCCAAAGTCAGAAGATGATGACTTTGAATTATTTTAATTAATAATGTTTGGGGAAGGTAACACTTCCCCTTTTTTTAACTAAAGATTTATGAAAGCAACAATTGATATTTACAAATCCCTAGATCATTTAAATGAAAGATTTCTTAACAAAACTATAAATTTAAGCTGGCGAGATAGGTCAGCATTAGTAGATGTAGTAAATTACATAAAAGAGCTAGAGCTAGATACGGGAGACAACAAAATGTATATTGAAAGATTAGTCACTTGGGCCTTTGCTCAAGTTTTTGCTTTAAAATACAGTCAAGACCAGGGTGTCTCAGAAGTATTAATTAGAGATAGGGTGGCTGATAAAATTGGTCAGATTATTCGTTCCCCAAGAGAAGTTTGGCTTAATACTACGGCTGTTGATTTTTATACAGATAATCCTAATAATGGAATGACAATAGAAGAGCATAAGAAAAACCTTAAAATACTTATTAAAGACATAATTAGATTTAATATATCTGAACATAATGTATAGTGAATATGAGAAAAAGTTTACAAATGAATTTGACAGAATATTAAAAGAGGCTTATGTTGATCCAGAGAGCGAAGTTGAATACCCTCCTGTAGCCATTTCTAAGGGTGTTACAGGCTCTAATTTAGAATTTCCTATTTGCGTTTGTACTTATGGAAATTTTAGCTTTATACAGGCCCCGCCAAAGAGTCGTAAAACTTTTCTTGTTTCTTTATTCTGTACAGCTTATTTGTCAAATAATAAAAACTTTATTGGAAACATAAGAGGACACCGCGAAAATAAAAAGCTTGTCCATTATGATACAGAACAAGGTGATTATCACGCTCACCGAGTTTTCAATAGAATATATAAGATGACCAATAAATCAAAAGATTACTTGCCTTTTTCTCTTCGTGAATATAGTAGTGCACAAAGATTAGATTTTATTGATTGGCACTTGCAAAAAAGAAATGATATAGGTTTTGTTGTTATTGACGGAATAGCGGACTTACTTACTGATGTGAATGATATAGTAGAAAGTAATGAGCTAGTGCAAAACCTTATGAAGTGGACAAAGTTATATAACATACATATTATGACAATTATACATTCAAATTACAATTCTATTAAACCTACTGGCCATCTTGGTAGTTTTTTGGAAAAGAAGGCAGAAACGCAAATATCCGTTACCGTAGATGAAGAATCTAATCATTCTGTAGTTAAATGTATGCGATCCAGGGGCCAGCCTTTTGAGAACTTTAGCTTCAAGATTATTAATGGATTTCCTTATGTCGAAGCAGATTTGGCAGATGAGGGTGAATTTTTTATCAACTTATGAAATCATTAGAGTTAAAATTAAACATAAAACCCTTAGCTCATCAGTCTGTGAGGTTTACCCGTAGCGGTAGAAGCTATAAACCTAAAAAAGTACTGACTTATCAACAGAATATAGTGGCTCTAGCTAAACAACAGTTGCCTGAAGATTTTGTTATAATAGAACAAGGCACTCCTATTGTGGTAGAATATTTGAATTACAGTTATGCTTATTTAAAGTCTACACCCAAAAAGAAAAGAACAAACCCTATTCCCAAAACAACAAAACCAGATTTACAAGACAACCTTAACAAAGCTTTGTTTGATGCTTTAGAAGGTTTAATTTATGAGCAAGACCAAAATATTGTAGAAATCAAGCAGCTTAAAAAGTTTTATAGTGAATCAGACTACGTCAGTCTAAAAATTAATTATTAACAAATTCGTAAAAATATGAGAAAAGTTTTATTAATACCTGTTATATTTGTTTTAGCAATTAGTAACTTTATAATATGGTCGACAGTTTTTTATACTGCGATACTTAAAATATATACTTATGCCAGCGTTTAATATAGAATGGATTTTAGGATTTGCTTTAGGAGTAGATTACCTTAGTCAGATAGATGTCTCAGATGGAGATGGGGTTGTGGATGTATTGCGTTTGCAGCTTGGAATAATTTGCGTTTATTTTCCAGTAAACTAAAGTGTTAGAAGATCTTGGAAAGATGCACAACATATGGGTGGCTATGTCTTTAAATTTAGGCGTGCCACCTCATATGGTTGAGGATTTAGTCCAAGAGATGTACTTAAGAATACATAAATACATAACCGAGAAAGAAAAGATTTATTACCAGGACAAGGGTATAAATCGTTTTTATATCTGGACAGTGCTTAGAAATATGTGGAAGTCAGTACAAACACTTAAATCTAAAAACCCAATAGTTTCTTTTAGTGAATATTATGGGGAATTAGAAATTGACGATACTAGATCAGAATCTATAGAAAGTATAGACCTTCAGCAAAAGAAAGCTTATAACAAGCTTTTAAATAAAATAAATGAAACAGTTAACGAATGGGATTATTGGTATGACAAAAAGCTGTTTGAATTGTATTACAACTCAGATATGTCTATGCGAGACATTTCAGAGAAAACAAAAATATCCCTTACTTCAATATTTAACAGTTGTAAGAATTACAAGTCAAAAATAATAGAAGAACATTTTGAAGATTACTTAGATTATAAAAACGGAGATTTCGATAAATTATGAATATACCAGAAGCACCTAAAGATAAAAGAACAAAGGAATATAAACTCTGGGTAAAGAACTACTCTCAAGCGAGCGAGGGGGTTGGTGACACCGTAGAGAAAATAACTACTGCCACAGGCATAAAAAAAGCTGTTAAGTGGCTGGCTGGGGACGACTGTGGTTGTGATCAGCGTAAAGAAAAACTAAACCAATTATTTAGTTATCAAAAGCCCGAATGCCTTAAAGAAGATGAATTTGTTTTTCTTCGAGATTTTTATGCTAAGAATACCTCAGTGATAAATCCAGAACAGCAGATACAGATACTAAATATATATAACAGGATCTTTAAAGATAACGTGGCCCCTACTGGATGCAGTAGTTGTTTTATGAACGGAGTATATAAAAAGCTTGAGAAAGTATATAGCCAATACCTGTAGAGAGGATTTAAATGATATATCCCAGTGGAACGAGGAAGATTTATTTCGTTACCTTAAGTGTTCCTTCTATCACGATTTAGAAAAGGCTAAAGACCCACTAAGCAAGTGGGATTGTTATTCAAAACAATATAGACACCGTATAGAACTTAAATGCAGAACCAAACACTTTGAGGGCCTGCTGATTGAGAAAAAGAAATTTATTTCTCTTACAAATAAAGCGTCAAAACACTTAGACGTTCCAATATATATAAACTGTACACCGAGTGGTGTGTTTTCTTTCAATCTACTTAAGTTTGATCCAGATTGGTTTACGCATCCTTTCAACAAGACAAAGATGTTTAAGGAAACTCAAAAGGTAGATAAAGTTGTCGCTATGCTCTCAGTAAAAGAAGCCGAGGTATTATGAAAGGTTATTTTGAGTTTTTTAACTGCTCTTATGATTCAGTAAAAGTAAATTATGATAATAAAGATTCTTTTTATACATTTGTTAATAACTCTATATTTCACTTAAAAAAAGTAGTAGAAAATTTAGAGCGTATAAAACAAATAGATGACAGAGGATTTAAGAAAACAGATTGATAAGGTTTTTGGATATAAGACCTGGGCCATTCAAAAAAAGGTAGATGCGCTTTTGGAGATGGATTGTAATCTGTATACTAACCTTGGGACAGACTCTAGTAAAACCGAAAGAAGAAATGCCCATTCTATTAGCAGTTATATATATCGTAAAATATCAGAGCTTAGTCCAATAGACGGCTACTTGCTAAAAGCTTGGTTTAAAAACAACGTACCGACAATAGATGACTGATAGGGTAACACTTTTAGACAACACGACCTGGTCTTATCCAGAGCTAAAGGAGGCTCTAAACAAAGACAGCTTTTATTATGGATATCTTAACAAAGCTGCGCTATCTTCTTCCTCTGCAAAAATATTGTATCAAAGTGCAAAGTCATATCACAAGTCTTTAAATAAAAAGCAAGAAGAAACAAAGGCCTTAAGAGATGGTAGATTATTTCACACTTTAGTGTTAGAGTCTGATATATTTTTTGATAAATATGCTGTTGTTGATTCCTCTACAAGAACTACTCAAAAGTTTAAAGAAGTAGAACTAAAAGAGGAAAAGGAAGTTATATTAGAAAAGGAATACTTTGCTATGCTCTCTTTATATGAGAATGTAAGGCGGTGTGATGATGTAATAGAATTATTTAACGGGGGCAAGGCAGAGGTTCCTAATTTTGGGTTCATTATGAATCTGCCCTTTAGGTGCAAAGCTGATTACCTAACCGAAGACGGAATTGTAGACTTAAAGACTACTGTATCTTTAAAGGGTTGGGAATATCAAGCTAAAAATGTATATCATTATGATATGCAAGCTTATATATATAGTAAAATCTTCGGTGTTGATTATTTTACTTTTGTTGTTGTAGAAAAAGGGTCTGGAGATATTTTAGTAAGCGAAGTGTCAAAAGAAACTTTACAGCAAGGTAAAGACAAGACTGAGATTGTGGTTGATAAGTATATGAAGTATTTTTATAAGAAAACCGAAGAGCAGGTCATAAAGGACATATTTAACGATTATAAAGCAACTATAATATGACACAGAAAGAAAAATATGATTATGACGTAAAGAGCTTTTATTACGTTACGCTTATAGATTTAGTTAGTGGTGTTTCCTTCCAAGAAATATATGATCAACTACGTGAGTTTGAAATGTTAGAAAACTACGAAGCTTGTGATGGTATTGCAAAAGCAATTAAGTTTTCTCAAGACAAAAGTATTCTTTCTATTAAAAAAGAGATAAACGAACTAGAAATTTATATTAATACAAAAGACGAAATAGATGCTTAGTTTTAAACATAAGGTTAATACCCTTAAACATATTATACATACTCAACTTGATGTTGATATAGAAAGCCCTAGAAGGCACAAAGATATTGTTGAGGCAAGATTTATTTTCTTCGATATACTTAGGTCAGAAAAATATGGATTGGCTAAAATTGGTGCGAGTGTCGGAAGAGATCACGCTTCAGTTTTGCACGGTGTAAGACAGGTTCAGTATTGGTCAAAGACCGAAAAAGAATTTAATGAAAAGTATGCTTTGGTAGAAAAGCTTTATAGAAATGCACCAAGTGAAGTAAACTTTGTAGTGCCTAAAAATGAAGAACTCGTCTCTCTCGTGTAATTATAGAGCAGCCTCCTGGTGTTTAAATAATGGTTATAAAATATATTTAGATCCAATATTTCCTTGCACTGGTAAACGTTTTGGTCGTAGCACAGTTTGTGTAGATTTTAAAGTTACTGTAGAGAAAGGCGGGCAAAAGAAAAGCACTAAGAAAATTTACACACAGACAGAAGCTTCAAATAAAGTTTGGCGGTTATACGAATACTTCTACAACAAACACTTCGTAAAACACGCTGATAAATAATCAGTTATATTATTATGGGTAGAAAGCCAAGAGAGTTTAAGTACGTTAAAAAGAATGATGGCCGAAAAAATAATGGTCGAAAAAAAGGAGATACCAATTTAAAGAAGGCAACAGCTACTCCCTCTTATCTGAATGAAGCAAAGCGAAAGCGTATTGGAATATATGCTTTGAATGCTATGAACAAAGTATTCGGCTCAGAGGAAGAAGCCTGGCAAGAGCTTGCCCGTCAAGCCAAGGATTCTTTTGCTCACCTTAAATTGCTGTTTGAGTATAAGTATGGTAGGCCCACTGAAAATATAGATTATACTTCTGGTGGACAAAAGCTAAACATTCCAATTACCAATATCTTTGCAGGAACACAGAAACCACCAGAGATAGAAAATACAATTGATATTACGCCAGAGGATGGAGAAACCCCAACTTAATCAGAAGTATCAAGCTTTAGGGAATGATACTCGTTACTTCGTAGTCACTGGTGGTAGGGGATCTGGTAAATCATTTGCAGTAAATGCTTTCTTAGCTTTCCTTACTCTGGAAGCGGGCCATAAGATACTGTTTACTAGATACACTATGGTCTCTGCTGCTACCTCAATTATTCCTGAGTTTTTGGAGAAGATAGAAATGTTTGGTATAGCCAAATACTTTCGCATAACCAAAGATGAAATCTTAAACACAGCAACTGGAAGTAGTATTATATTTAAAGGTATTAGGACTAGCAGCGGTAATCAAACAGCTGCGCTAAAGTCAATCCAGGGGATTACAACCTTTGTGCTGGACGAAGCCGAGGAACTGGTAGACGAAGATACCTTTGATAAAATAGATCAATCTGTGCGGGCTAAAAATAAACAGAACAGAGTTATACTTATTTTGAATCCTGCCACTAAAGAACACTGGATATATCAAAGATTCTTTGCGGGAAAAATGGTTAACTCTGGAGTCAATCAGTGGAAATATAACGTAACCTATATACATACTACATTTAAGGATAACGAAGAAAATTTATCAGAATCTTTTCTTACTCAGATTGAGGAGATTAAACACAGAAGACCAGACAGATATAATCACCAGATACTAGGTGGATGGCTTGATAAAGCTGAGGGGGTTGTTTTTACCAATTGGACAATCGGAGCTTTCAAGGATTACCACGAGATTATATATGGCCAAGACTACGGTTTTTCTGTAGACCCAACTACACTTATTAAATGCAGTATAGATACTTCTAGCAAGAGAATGTGGGTTCAGGAGTGCTTTGTAAGCCCAGGACTGTCTACAAAGGAAATAGCAGAAAGGAATATAAGATATGCTGGAAAAGATCTTATAATCAGTGACAACTCTGAGCCAAGGCTTTTGAGTACCCTTACTGACACTTATAGCTGTAATGTAAAACCGACTATAAAAAAGAGAGGTAGTATTTTATCTGGTATTGCTCTTATGCAAGATTATGATATTGTGGTGGATCCCAAATCCACCAATATAGTTAAGGAGCTGAATAATTATGTTTGGCACGCTAGAAATGAAAAGCCAGTTGATAAATGGAATCACTGTATAGATGCAATACGTTATGCACTTCAATATGCAGAGGCAAATTCTAGAAAAGGAATTTATGTGATTCGATAATTAAAATTTATTATTATGAAAAAACTAACTTATAAAAGAGAAAAGAAACCCCACTTTGGAATAAGCTATAATGTCTATTGTGATTCCGTAAAAATTGGCTACATAAAAAAAGACAGTATTTATAACGTATGGTTCTTTTGGATGGATACAGGTAAAAGCGACTATATATATGATGACGGATATGAGGAGCTTGCAGGAGGCCACACCCTGAAAGAAACTAAACAAAACCTTGAGGTGGAAATTAGTAAAGGTTATTTTTATGGTAAGGATGGGGAAAAAATAAATTTAAACGATCACTTCCCAAGTTTAAAATTTTAACTCAGCAGATTCTTAAACGCAGTAGGGGTAAATTCTTAAACGCAGTAGGCCCAGGATCGCGCAACTGGATTCTTAAACGCAGTACCCTCTTAAACGCAGTACCCCACCCGATCGGGCCAAATTTCCCAAATGTTAAAGTTTTGTTAATTACTTGCATTTTATCAAAAAGTTTTGTATCGCGCGCGCACGTTCCTTTTATATATGGTTTAAAATTCATTTTGTAAAGGTGGCCCGTGAATATTTAAAAAAAAAATAGGGGGCCTGGTTGTTTTTTATTTTTTTTTGTTGTATGAATTTTTTGTTAATAGATAGGTATTTATAAACAAAACTTTTGTATATTTGAACAAAGCAAAAATTATGTATAATCTTAAAAAATGTAACATTATGAAAATCAGTAACTTAGAAGTAAAATCAACAAAAAAGCAATTTAACACTAGACAAACTTTGCGCAATTTATCTGGCGGAAAGTTTGAAATTACCCGCACAATTAAATTGAATTGGATTAATGAAAATGATTTAACGGCCCAGCTTTATAGCGCATTATCTAAGCTTGATCAATTAGAAATTGATAATGCCAGGGTTAGATCCGCTAGAGCCTGGAAATGTGTCAGTGACAAAATAACAAACTTGCGTTTTAAAGTAAACGCAATCAATAAAGCCTTTATTTATTTTTATGGCTATAGGCTTCAAGAGAATTTTAAATACACTTATTAATTAATCAACAAACTAAATTTATTTATTATGAAAATTAGAACAATAGTAAAATTCAAAAGAAACGAACAGCCAACAATTGACAAAATTGTTGAGATTACCAGGGGCGGGAAATTCTTTTTTTGCCAGTGGGAAAAGGACACCGGGGAATTCACTAAACGTATTTTACGCGGTGGCGTTAAAAAAGGTATAACGGGCAAGGGGTTAAATTATGACCCAAAGAAAAAAGGCCTACTTTCCTTTTATGAGCCAAAAAAAGATATGAACCAGGAACGGTTTTGGACGTCTGTCAGGATTGAGAAAATTTACAGTTTGACCGCTGGCGGGATTAAATATGTTTGGCCACAAAACGCCCCAATTCAAAAAACTGATATTTGGGCGGACGGGGGCGAAATTGACCAACGAATTAACAAGATAAACCAATTAACAAACTTTATAAATAAATAAAATGAAACAGCGCAAACAATATGAAACGTTTATTGGCGACGGTTACGAAATAGACTTTACGTTATTACTCACATACTGGGACGGTGATAACGAAACCCCAGGATCCAAGGAAGCCGAAATTATAGAGGCCACAATATCACAAGAAGGGAAAAGCTTTACTTTACCCCCTGCCTTTATTTATACATTTGTTGAAAGGAAATTATTAAAAATTATACAATAAAATGAAAACAAACTATAAAACGCCCGCACGTTTACTGAGTGCGGGCATATCGAATGCGAAAACAAAGAAAAACGAACTAAAGACTTTTATACTTTATTTGGCCCCATATAAACAAAACTTTAAAGGCGTTAACATATGCCCTAAAGCTTCCAAAGGTTGCGCGGCTGCTTGTTTATTTACAGCGGGTCGGGGTGCATTTAATAACGTACAAAACGCCCGAATAAATAAAACTAATTTCTATATAGAAAATAAACCTTTGTTTATTAAAAAGCTGGCCAGCGAAATAATAAGAGAAACGGCCAAGGCTAAAAAGAATGGGGAGCAAATAGCATTCCGTTTGAATGGCACCAGTGATGTCGATTTTGTTTATTTGCTGGAAAAATACGCGGGCTTAGATATTTTAGATTTGGTTTATAATATCAGCAAACCAACGGCGGTCTTTTATGATTACACTAAAATTTTAGGGAAAGTAAAAAAATATATTGACCACCCCAATTACGTGTTAACCTTTTCTAGGGCGGAGGATAACGAAAAAGAAGCTTTGCAAGCTTTGGAAATGGGCGCGAATGTATCCGCGGTATTTTCTCACGAATTGCCCACCCACTATAAAGGATTTAAAGTTGTGGACGGTGATAGCTCCGATTTAGTTATGCTTAATCACTCAGGGGTGATATTGGGACTTCGGGCAAAAGGAAAAGCCCGCAAAGATGCCAGCGGATTTACAATTGACAGCAGTAAACTTAAAACAAAAGATAATGAGCAAATCAAAGCAACAGTTTAACCACGCGCGCAAATATGCGCGGGAAATAAAAAG